TCAATTTTCATCAGATTCTCATACTTCTTCTGCTACACCATTAGTAGCAAAGGAGTCAGAAATAGTTAAAATACAAGCTGAAAACGCTAACGATTTGCATGTTGTACTTAGCGTTTTAGAGATAACATAATGTATTGCAAAAGGAGTTATAAATGAGTATAAAAGAAGATACAACCGTGGTCGCTGGGAAGAAGGTTCCTAACGTTATAGATGTCGAAGCTAACACAACTATAAAGCACGCCAAAACAGGGAAGGTTTACACTTCAGAAGAAGATGCTAAATCAGATGTCAATGACCCTGCTACCGATACAACAGAGAACGATATTGAACGTGATGTTGCTATCAAGGTCAATAAATTGCCTGATATATTTGGAGGATCAAATTAACTATGACTCAAGGACTTGAAGTTTTTAAAGATCAAGTATCTAAGATTGCTGATTTAGGAAGATATGAAGACACGTACATCGCACACGTCGCTGAAGGCGAAACAGTTGTGCCAATGGATGTATTAGATGCTAACCCTCAACTAAAAGCTTTATTGTTCAATCAAATGTTAGGTATGGGTATTGACCCAGAACGTTACATCGTTGGTAACGAACTTAACTCTATAAATCCTATTACAGGACAACCTGAATTTTTTCTTAAAAAGATATTTAAAAGTGCAAAGAAAGCACTTAAAAAAATAGCACCCTACGCAGGCACTATTGCAGGAATCATGGGTCTCGGCCCAGGGTATGCAGCTTTGATTGGTGCAGGTGCACCTTTATTAGCAGGTGAAGATGCAGGATCAGTTCTTGCAGGAGGTCTTGGTGGTTATGGTGCAGGTAAAGCATTTGGAGCAAGAGCTAGTATTAAAGCACCTACTGAAGGAATATTTGGTGCAAATAAATATGCTTTTGCAAAAGGTAATAATATTCCTAGTGCTTTTAATCAAATAAAAACTAATTTAGGGTTTAAAAATCCTGCCGAGCTTCAAGCAGAACAATTTAAAAAAATAGGATTAGAAGGTAAAACTAAAATGGATATTTTAAATGATCCTGCATTATTAGAAAAATATAAAAATGCTAAAGAATTAGGTTTTATTACTGATCCTAAAAGTGGATTACCAGGTGGAGCTTTAACTGCTACACTAGCACCTATGGCTCTTGGTGCGATAGGTCAATTTTTTGACAAAGACGAAGATTCAAAATTAGATGATAGTTTTTATAGTATATCACCACAGAATCCTTTCATGTATCAAGGAGCAACAATACAACGTT